ATGGCGCTGGTGCACTACCAACATTTCAAACAGTAGTTGCGTTTACTCCCGGCATGTTGATGCCGTACGCCGCAGCATCTGCCCCATCTGGTTGGTTGTTGTGCTACGGACAGGCTGTTTCCAGAAGCACCTATGCCGATCTGTTTGCGGTAATTAGCACAACGTACGGCGTGGGAGATAACTCAACAACCTTCAATTTGCCTGACTTCCGGGGCCGCGCAGCGTTTGGTAAAGATGACATGGGCGGTTCTGCTTCCAGCCGTCTGACAACAGCGGGTTCTGGTGTTGATGGTGCGACGCTGGGTACAGGGGGCGGTAGTCAACTAACGCAGCAGCACACGCATACGGTTACTGATCCGGGCCATAACCACACTTACAACACCAAATCTAGTTTGGCCATTCAGTCAGGTAATACGGTTGAATGTTGGATTGGAAGTGCAACAGCTACCACTAGCACCGCTACAACTGGCATCACCAACGCCAACTACGGATCAGGCACTAGCCAAAACGTGCCGCCAGCCTTGGTTGTTACTTACATCATAAAGACCTGATCATGGAAGAAGTCATTGAACTGGATAAGCGGTTGACCACGCACGAAGCAGTTTGCGAACTGCGTTGGAGAGAAACCATTTTGCGCATCAAGCGCATTGAAGCAATCATGATCAGCTCTGCTGGAGCCATCATCCTTCTACTTATTCACCTGATCACAAAGTCATGAGAGGTGTTATGAATGATCGACCCAGTAACCATAGGAGCGGCATTTGCCCTAGCTAAGACCTCGGTTGGTTTCGTCAAAGAAGCCATCAATCTTGGCCATGAGATCAAGGATTGCTACGACGACCTGAGCAAGTTTTTTAAAGCGCAGGGTCAGATTGAGAAAGCAGCAAAAGAAGTAGAAGTACTGAAGTCTCAGCCAAAGCCGGAAGACCCGAAGGCAGCGGCAGCGCAGGAAAGCGTTCTGTCACAAGCATTTACCATTGTGATGCAGCGCAAGCAGATGAAAGAGTTTGAGCGGGAACTGCGGGACATGTTCGCCATGAAGGGCGAAATGGATTTGTACGAAGAGTTGTGTGCAGAACGTAACCGCATCAGCGGTGAGCAAGACGAAGCAAACAGAGAAGCAATACGCAAGGCACGACTTGCCAAGGACAGGGCGGCACGGAAGAAGCAAGAGCAGGAAGAATTACTGATGACGGTTGGTATCTTTGTGTTCTTGGGTATCGGCGGCATCATCATTTTTGTAGCAACTTACGTCAGGATTTAAACATGTTCCCACTCGGCGCGGTGCTTGATATCGGTAGCAAGATTCTGGACAAGGTGTTTCCAGACCCTGCGGCTGCTGAAGCAGCTAAGTTGAAGTTGCTGGAGATGCAACAAAACGGTGAGTTGGCGCAGCTGAATGCTGACGTATCAGAGCAGCATGAATTGACTGACAGGCTGAAAGCCGACATGGGTTCTGACTCGTGGCTGTCGAAGAACATCCGCCCCATGACCTTGATCTTTATCCTTGTCACTTACACCGTGTTCGGGATGATGTCGGCGTGGGATGTCGAGGTGAACAAAGAGTACGTGCAGCTGCTGGGCCAGTGGGGCATGCTAATCATGTCGTTCTACTTCGGCGGCCGCACCCTTGAGAAGATCATGGGAGTCAAGAAGTGAGAGAGAAGACAATCTGCTTTGTGACGATTCTGGTCAGCGTGACGCTGTCGATGGTGATGATATCTATGGTAGGTGTGATGCTGTACGGTCTGTTCATGCCTAACAGCGTGATCGACAATACAGACATCTTCCCGATCATTGGGCCAGCCTTCAGCACCATCGTTGGCGGATTCATCGGCATCTTGGCCGCAGTCAAAGTCACGGAGCGGATTGAAAAATGAAAGAGAACTTTGAGAAGGCGCTGGCCGCAGTCCTGCACCATGAAGGCGGCTTCGTGAACCACCCGGCTGATCCGGGCGGCATGACCAACCTTGGCTGCACCAAGAAGGTTTGGGAAGAATTCGTTGGGCATCCTGTGGATGAAAAGGCAATGAGGGCATTGACCCCGGCGGATGTAGCGCCCCTGTACAAACGTGCGTACTGGGACAAAATCAAAGGCGACGATCTTCCTGCTGGAGTAGACTATGCTGTTTTTGACGCATCCATTAATTCCGGTCCCGGTCGGGCTGCGAAGTGGCTTCAAGAATGTGTCGGGGCAACGCCAGACGGAGCAATCGGTCCCGGTACTTTGCAAGCTGTTGCAGCCCACGACCCAGCCGAAATCGTCGATCTGTACCAAGCCAAGCGGCTTCAGTTCTTGAAAGCATTGAACACTTGGGCTACATTTGGCAAGGGCTGGGAGCGTCGTGTGCTTGAGGTCGAAAAGGCCGCAGAAACCATGCTGGCGTAAGGAAAAGCTATGCCGTTGCAAAAACTACAGTTTCGACCGGGCGTCAACCGCGAGGGTACAAACTACTCCAACGAGGGTGGCTGGTACGCTTGCGACAAGATTCGGTTTCGCTCAGGCTATCCTGAGAAGCTTGGCGGCTGGCAGAGCTTGTCTAACCCGACGCTGTATACCTTTAAAGGTATTGCCCGGACGATGTGGAACTGGGTGACGCTGGCTTACGCCAACCTGAATGCCGTTGGTACAAACTGCAAGGTCTATGTCGAAAACGGCGGTGACTACCACGACATTACTCCACTCAACCCAGTAACCGCCGTCGCTCTTGGCACTAACCCCTATGCAACTGTTTCTGGCTCAAAGCTAGTCACGGTCACAGCCTCCGGCCACGGAATTACTGAGGGAACATACGTAACGCTTGCTGCTTCCGTAACGGTTAATAATATAACTATCGGTGGCGAGTACGAAATCATTACTGTGCCGGACGGTAATAGCTTCACCATCATTGGCTCCACCGCTGCAAACGCAACGGGTTCTGGAGGCAGCACCGGAAAGACAGCAACTTACGATTTGGCTGCTGGTTCGGGTACTTACACCACTGGTAACGGCTGGGGTGCAGGTGCTTGGAGCCGAGGTGGTTGGGGTTCTGCTACGACGGTGGGCGTGGGTCAGCAGTTGCGCCTGTGGTCATTCGACAACTTCGGCCAAGACTTGGCTCTGGCAGTTCGAGGTGGCGCAATTTACTACTGGGTAGCAGACACCAGCAGCTACGCACGTTGCATCAAACTTTCTACCGCATCGACTACCGCTGGGTACTCAGGCACGTTTGTACCGCACACAACACTCCAGATTTTTACTTCTGACACTCAACGGTTTGCAATTGCGTTTGGCTCCAACCCCTACGATCCAACCAATGCCAACACTACGTTTGATCCAATGATTGTGCGCTGGTCTGATCAGGAAAACGTTTACGACTGGGTTCCAACTGCTACGAACCAATCTGGTGAACTGAAACTATCTAACGGTTCTACGATTGTGACCGGCTTGCACAGCCGTCAGGAAAATCTGATCTACACCGACACGGCACTGTTTGTGATGCAGTACCTTGGACCGCCGTACGTCTGGGGTTTCAACCTGATTGCGGACAACATTTCGGTCATGTCGCCACAGGCGGTAACTTCGGTCAACAACGTGACCTACTGGATGGGTGTGGACAAGTTCTACACCTACACTGGTCGTGTCGAGACGCTGCCTTGCACCCTGCGCCAGTTCATCTTCAATGACTTTAATTACGCACAGGCATATCAAACAATATCCGGCAGCAATGAGGGATACAACGAAGTCTGGTGGATGTACCCGTCCCAGAACAGCCCGGTCAATGACCGGTATGTGATCTTCAATCACCTTGAGCGCGTCTGGTACTACGGTACGATAAATCGTACGGCTTGGCTGGATAGTGCGCTTCGTTCGCACCCTATGGCTGCGTTTAGCGTCCAAACTTCGTACTTGAACGCCGACATTACTTCTACGGCAACCAACATCACATTGATCAATGCTACGTCCTACCCGTACAGCGGCACGATACAGATTGGCTCGGAGATTATTACCTACACTGGCAGCGGCTCAAACACACTGACTGGCTGCACCCGTGGTACGGCTGGAACGACTGCGGCTTCTCATTCTCAGTACGACGTGGTGTCGTTCATCTATCCAAACCAAGTGCTGTTCCATGAGGTTGGCGTAAATGATGGGTCATTGCCTACGGCGGTTCCGATTGAGGCGTACATCAGCTCGTCTGACTTTGACATTGGTGATGGCCACAACTTTGGTTTCGTTTGGCGGATCATCCCCGACATCAACTTCACTTCATCTGCGGTGGGTAAGCAAGTCACGATGACGGTGCAGCCCAAGCAAAACTCAGGCTCTGCTGCTGGCGTTCCTAGCCCAACGGTGGTTCAAGCTTCTGCCTACACGGTTGATCAGTACACAGGTCAGGTCTATACCCGACTGCGTGGGCGGCAGATGTCGTTCAAGATCAACTCAACCGACTTGGATGTAGCTTGGCAGCTTGGCACACCAAGAATTGATATCAGACCTGATGGTCGCAGATAAAAATGGCAACCATCATCACCAACTATCTTCGACCACCCAAGGCTCCTAACCTTGCT